CGCATTGTTCCGGTAGCCCGGCTTCAGCGAGTAGATCAGGTCGATCAGCTTGTCGGCCGGGCTCACCGTCGCCGACGCGGTGGCGAAGGCGCCATCGACGCCGGTGATCAGAAAGCCGATCTTGCCCCACGCATAGGAGGCATTCGCCACCGTGTCGTATTTGAGCAGGCCGCGCGGCTTCTTCACGCCGTCGCCATTGATGAAGGCGGCGCCTTCCTGCTCGGCGAACTCGATGTTCACCTCGTCGGAGAGCCAGGCGCCGATATCCATCTGTGCGTCGTCGAGAAGGTCCTGCGTCGCATAGGGATTGGCGTAAAGCTCCATGGTCGGGAAGGTGAGTTCGGAGATCTTCGGTCCATCCGTCTTCGGGCGGGCCTCTGTCTCTCCGACCCAGCCGGACGCCGCGCCGTCCGTCTTGATGTATTTGCTGTAGCTCTTCGCGCCGATCGAACGGACGGTCGAGAGCTGCCGCATCACCGAATAGACGCCCATCACACGGTCGATGCTCGTCTCGACTTCCTTGGGCACGAGGAGGCCTGCATCCGGATCGCTGCTCGTCGTGAGCGCGGCCTTGACCTGAAGCTCCTTCAGATCGGCCGAAGCATCGCCACGGCGGAACCATTTATCGAAGGCCTCCTTGTGGGCCTTGGCCTCCGCCGTCAGCTCGGAGCCGGAGCCGCCGCCGAGCCGCGCCGAGGCGAGCTTCGCCGACATGTCGTCGAAAGCCTGCTGCAGTGTGCCGACCGCCGAGTTGATCCTCTCGACCTTCTCGTTGGTCACCACGTCATCGAACTTCTGCTCGATGCCCTTGATCCGGGCGTCGTTCGCGTCCTTGAATTCGCCGAACGTCTTGTTCAGCAATTCCATGGCCGCCTTGACCTCGCCCGCGGTCGGCTGGCCGTCGGCATAGGCCGGAAAAAGCTGGCCGACGGTCATGGCCGTCGAGCCGAGCAGGATCTTCTTCTGCGCTGTGTGTCGCATGATTGTTAGCCTTTCAGGGTTTCTGTCAGCCGGCGAAGGCCGGCAAGGGTGTCGCCGTCGACAGCATCCCGCTGCGACTGCCGATGCTCCGCGACGCCGCGCGCGATGGCGGCCTTCGCGACTTTGGAGCTGACGCCTGCATCCCGCAGGAGCGCTTCCAGATCTCTGGGTGTCTTCGGGTCCGCCGCCTCTTTCGGCTTCATGCCGAGCGGCGCGTTGCGGAAAAGCGAAAGGTCGAAACGGGCCGAGGCCCCGGTGTCGTCCTCGCCGGTCGCGTCCGCGAATTTCTTCGCGACGGCGGCTTCGCCCTTGAGCCATGTTTCGGCCGCCATCATCGCCTTGACCTCGCTCTCCTTGAGGCCGGTGCGCGCGACATAGGTCTCGGCAAGCGCGGTGTCGATCTCCGCCAGCACCTCGGCGAACGCCGTCATCTCGGCATTCGAGCCGACGCAGACGCCCCACGCATTGTGGATCATGATGAAGGCGTTCTTCCCGATCTCGATCCGGTCGCCGGCCATCGCAATCAGCGACGCGGCGCTGGCGGCAATGCCGGTGATCGAGACGCGCACCTCGGCCGGATGCTCCAGCAGGTCGTTATAGATCGCGATGCCGTCGAAGACATCGCCGCCCGGCGAGTTGATGCGCAGATTGATCTTCTTCGCGTCGATCCCTTCCAGCGTCGCGCGGAAATCCTTCGCGGTGACGCCCCAATAGCCGATCTCGTCGTAAAGCGTGATGACCGCCTCGCCATCCAGCGCCTTCACCTCGAAGTCGCGATGCTGCGCGCGGTTGAAGATCGGCCGCTTCGCGCCTTCGTAACCGCTCGGGCGGCGGGCATCGATCCGGTTGAACACCGGAAAGCTATGCGTCTTGGTCATCCGCTTTTTCCTTGCTGTCCTTGGCGATTCCTGCGCGGGGCGGCAGCACGTCGCCACCGGGCAGCGGCCGCTGATCTTCGAACCCGCGCACATCGTTCACCGTGTTCCACGGCTGCGAGCCACCGGCGCCGAGCGACTTGGCGTAATAGTCGCCGCGGTCCTTTGCGGAGGCGCGCAGGAAGGCGGAGACGTTGAACTTGACGTAGTACCGGTCGTCTTCCTCCGGCTTGAAGAGATCGCGCTCCAGCGCCTGCTCCCAGCTCACAATCCAGGGCAGCAATGTGAATTGCAGGAACCCGATATTCTGCTGCTCGATGCCCGTGCCCCAGTTCGTCTGGTTCGGATCGCCTGTCAGATGCGGCGGAAGGCCGAAGAACATCCCCGCTATCTCGGCGACCTGGTACCGTCGCGTTTCGAGGAACTGGGCGTCCTCATGCGTCATCGCGAGGGTGCTGGCGACCAGTCCCTCTTCGAGGATGATGTAGCGGCCCGCATTTTCCGCGCCGCTATAGCGCTCATCCATCGACTGCTTCAGCCGTTCGTACGCCTTGTCTGTCAATTGCTTCGGCGCAGCCAGTGAGCCGCCGAGAGAACCGCCCTGCTTCAGCGTCGCGGCCCCGTACTCTTCGGAGCGGAGAGAAAGACCGATGGCCTCTCGAGCCAGCGAGATGCGCGACAGGCCGACGCGGCCGTCGAGCGAGAGATCGCGGAGGTGGAAAATTTCGTCGGCGTCGAAAACGTCGCGTTGACCGTTCGCGCGCGTATAGACATACACGAGCGACATATCCTCCCGCTCCTTCACCTCGACCCGGTCGGGGTGGAGCGGCCAGAGCTCCTTCGCGTAGCCGTCGAACCCTTTGATCTGCAGCGCGATGCCGTTGCCGCGCAACAGCGCATGCGCCTGCATCATCATCCGGAACTCGATCGCCGTCTGCCGGCGGTTCGGGCGCTTGTGAATGAGCCTGTAAAGCTTGTGCGCTGTCGCCTTCGTCTTGTCCCGCTCGTCTTCGGGGCTTTCCTCCATCAGGTGCGCAGGCATGCTGCCCATGGCGCCGGCGATGATGTAGACCGACCGCGCCACTGCGGCGACCCGGAGTGAACCGTCCGGCGTTACCATTGCGCCGGATTTCGTCTCGCCAAGGCCGTTGAGATCGGCAGACGTCAAATCCTTCAGGTCGCGCACGATGACCGTGTTGCCGCCGCTCGAAGCGCGCGGCGAACTGTCGGCGCCGCCGAGGAGCCGGCTGAGACGGTCGCGTTCATGCCTGCCTCAAACCGTTCTGATGCCGCGCGTCTCGTAAACCGAAGGCCCGTCCGCCCGCATCGCCATGCACAGCGCCATCACCAGTGCGGTCATGCCGTCGATCTTCTCGGAGGAATGTTCCTTGTCCGGCTTGAAGTTGCCGTTGCGGTCGATCCAGATCGCGGTGTTGCCGGCCATCCACGAAAGCACCGGATGACCGCCGTGATCGAGCATCGTGTCGTAGAGCATCTGTTCGAGGCGAAAGCTCGGCTCGCCCATCGTCGGGATGCCCTGGCGCAGCTCGCAGGTCGTAGCGCCTTCATTCGCCAGTTCCTGTCCGAGCTGCTGCGCCCGCCACGGGTCGTAGCCGATACCGGCGACCTGGAACTGCGAACTGTCGGCGAGGATCTGTTCTTTCACCGTGTCGTAGTGGATCGTCTTGCCCGGCGTCGTCAGCATCGCCGGCGTCTCGCCCTCGCACCATTTGTCGTAAGGCGCCTTGCCGTACTTCACCCGCTCGCCCAGCGCATATTCCGGCACGAAGAACCGGCACAGCACGCTCCAGAGCGGATCGTCCTCGATCGGCGGAAACAGCCAGATCAGCGCCGTCACGTCGCGCGAGGTCGAAAGGTCGAGGCCGCCGTAACAGGTCCGGCCCTTCAGCCGGTTGTCCATGTTCTTCCAGCTGTCGGCGCCGAGCGTGTTGGCGTTCCAGACTTCGGGCGGCAGCCAGCGGACGACATCTTCCGTCCACTGATTGCAGTAGTAGCGCCTGAAATCGTTCTCCAGCCGCGGATTGAGTTTCGCCTTCGCGCATTCGCGCCGCAGGAAGTCGAGCTTCGGCGATATGCCGAGATTGGGGTTCGCGAGCGGCCAGAGCTTCTCGTCCGTCCAGTCCGCATCCTTCGGAACGGCGAAGAGCACGACAAGCGTTGTCGGATCGTCGATCTGGCCGGAAAGGATCGCCTCGCTTTCGGCGAAGATGTCCGGCCCGTAGCCGCGTCCCTTGAAGCCCGCCGTCGAGCCGAGAAGTTCGATCGGCTGCTGCCGCGCCGAGGTCGATTGATGCAGCGTCGTGTAGAGCGCCCCGTCCGGCCATTCGTGCATCTCGTCGCCGACGACGACGGAACTGTCGATGCCGTGCTTGCCGGCGGCCTTGCCGGTCAGCCGCTCGAATTTCGCCAGCAGCCGCGCCAGCCAGAGCGAGGTCGCATAGGCGTTCACGTCGCGGGCGAGTTTCGGCGAGAGCGCCAGCATCGTCTTCATCTTGCTGAAAACGACATCGGCCTGGCCGTCCGTCGAGGCCATGCAGTAGCCCTGCCCGCCCTTTTCGCCGTCGAAGATCCAGAACAGCAGCGCCAGCGCCGCAAGGAATTCGCTCTTGCCGTTCTTCTTGCCGACCCAGATGATCAGCCGACGGAAAATCCTGTGCCCCTCCGCGTTCTTCCAGCCGCAAAGCAGCCGGACGACGATCTCCTGCCACGGCGCGAGGACGAAGGGCTGGCCGGTCCATTGTCCCGAGGTGTGCCGGAAATATCTCGGAAAGAGCGCCACCACGAAATCGGCGAAGACGGCGTCGAACCGGCTGCCCTCCTGCTTCGCCGCCCGGTCCCAGGCGATGAAGGCCCAGCCATATCTCTTGTCCCTGGCGACGGCGGCGAGCNNTGCGCGGCGCCGGTTTCCGCGCCGCGCGCTTCGTCGCCATCGTCAGTTCGGCAGCTGTCCGCGCGCCCGGTTGAACATGCCGACCGGATCGTCATGGTCCTCGGCGGGCGGCGCCGGCTGTTCGGCGCTCTCGTTCTTCTCCGGCTCGCGGTCCCGGTCGAACAGGGAGCCGAGGCCGGCCAGCGATTGCTCGCGCAGCAGCTTGTAGCGCGCGAACGGGTTGAGGCCGAACTTCTCGCCGATGTCGAGAATGTGCTTTTCGGCGATCTCGCGCACCTTCACCGCCGGGTTCATGCGCATCAGCTTCTGCTCGGCGACCCCGACGGCCTCGTAATGCGCGCCCATTTCCTTGATGTCGCGCGTCGCCTTGATCCAGTCGGCGATATGGGTGCAGAGCATCGCGAAGGTGTAGCGGTCGAGGCGCTGAAGCAGGTTCAGTTTGCGCAGCTCCGGCACCAGCTCGTTCCAGACCGCCAGCTCCTCGGCGAATTTTTCGCCCTCCATATAGGCCGGCGGCGCGAGGGGGGCGCCGCGCTGCGGCG